TATCCTTATTTTGAAGAAGAAGTTTCATGGAATCTCTTTCTTTTTTCGTCAATTCAACATAATAAGATGATTTTGAAATTTTCTTGCCTTCCTTTTTATTTAGTTGTTTGCCTTGAAGGTTTGTAAATTTTTCAATTTTATGTTGCATTTTAAATTGGAGAAAATCCCGAAAGAGTTTATAAAATTTCTTATTATTCGTATCACAATTAATTTGATTTATTGTGCCATCATTCATGTCCATTGTATTAATAATTGTAGTAGCATTTCTCTCAATAAGTTCTTTCGAAACATTTTTGTTAATAACATCAATGAAAAATTCTGCCAAAATTTTTTGAATCGAAGGTTTCCTAGATGATAATACAGTAAATGAATATGCTAAAATGTTTGATTTCAAGGTTGACATATTTGATTCAGTATTGGAAGATTCAATTTCTTCTAATCGTTCCTCAAAATCATTTTCATCATCAATCAATCCAGCCAAATAATCTTCAACACTTTCTTCTTCAAGATTATTTTGATATGTTTTAGTATCCATGACCGAATCATCATCAATAGATTCAAGATGATTGTGATATTTATAATCTGTTAATGTTTGGTGATGATAGTTATGTTGATTAATCAACGATTTCAAATAAAGAGCACTTCTATGAGCAGTAGCAACAAAAATACTGAACATGACTTTTGTAGTATCAATTTTTGTAAGATACTTAATAATACTCATCCAAGCATTATTTACAGCTTCTTCAAATTCATCCATTACTGGTTCATAAACTTTTGACCCAATAACTTTTCGAATTGATAATTGAACTTTTGGATAAATAACATCTAAAATATTATACTTTTGAATGGCACAGTGTTCTACTATTCGAGGATTTCTATTTAGATGCAACCAATGAATCAAACTATATAATTTGTATTTTTCTATATTTGACTTGAGTTCTAATTCATCTTCCAATGTAATTTGAATTTTCTTATTGTTAAGATTTTCTTTGAGATATTTTCTTTTCTTGACAAAAGAAGGATTCTGTTCTTGTTTCTCTTCTCTATAATTTCGGACACAATCAATGATTTCAAGCATGATAATATCAACATTTCTAACACTATAATCTCTCAAAGTCATAATCCGATCTAAATAATTTGGATTGGTCATAACAAGATTTATTAACCAATCGTCTTCTTTAAATGGCCACTTCATATATTTTTCATCTAAGGAATCTTCTTCAACTGGTAGATTCTCAAAAATTTCTTGATTCATTTTTATCAACTCCATATTTTTACGAAACTCAAAATTTCTAAAATTAACTTATGTGGAGGTTGACAAATTATGCTTACGGAAAATCAAATTGAACAATACATATCATATAGACGTGATCCAATTCAATTTATTTTGGATAATGTTAAAATCATTACTCAAAAAAATGGACGAATTTCATTTCCTTTATATGATTTCCAAAAAAATCTCATTAAAAAATATTGTAATAAACACAATCTTATTATTTTAAAAAGTAGACAGGTTGGCGCTTCAACCATTGTTCAGGCACTAGCGTTATGGTCTGCTTTACATTTTTCAAATTATAACATTCTCATTGTTTCTGCTGGTGCTAGAAACGCTAAGAAGTTTTTAAAAAAGATTAAACAAATGTTTCGAGCATTGCCACAATGGTATATAGATGAATTTTTGCCACCAACGTCAACAAGAAATAAAACAGAAAATGGAACAAAAGATAATGAATCTGAAATGGCATTTACCAATGGAAGCACTATTACTGCTCTTCCTGCTACGGAACAAGCCTCTAGAGGTGAATCAATTAGTTTATTAATTCTTGATGAAGCTGCTCATACTGAAAATGTTGAAAATGTTTATAAAGCTATTTATCCAACCATATCAAAAGCTGTTGATACTACTTCGAAAAAACCTTATGGAATACTTATTATATCAACCCCGAATGGTATGGCAGGAACGGGTGAATGGTATTATAATATGTATCAAAATTCAGTCAGTGGCAAAAACAATTTTTATCCTTTACGTGTTCATTGGAGTAGTATTCCAGATTGCACAAAAGAATGGTATTTGGAAAATTGTAAAGCTTTGAATTGGGATCAAAGAGCTATTAGGCAAGAACTTGAATTATCATTTGAAGCATCTGGAGATACTTATATACCAGGCTTCTTACTTGAAAAAATTGAAATCGAAGAACCAATTAAGAAACTTGAAGATAATAATTTGTGGATATGGCAAGAACCTATTGAAAAAAGACCTTATGTAATTGGTGTTGATACTGCTTATGGAACGGGGAATGATGATTCAGCTTTTCAAATTATTGATGGATATACATTAGAACAAGTTGCAGAGTTTGCTTGTGATACAATTATTCCTGATGATTATGTTGACATTCTTTTAAAATATCAAAAAATATATAACAATGCTTGGATGAATGTAGAACGAAATGCTTTAGGTAAAATCATCATTGATAAATTATTAAGAATTGATCCAACAATTCGAGGAAAATTATTTCGTGATGGCAATCCTAATGATTTGATTGATCAAAAACATACTGTAAGAAATACAAAACAGAAAAAGAAAGCTATTCAGACATTGGATTATGGAACAAATTTAACAGGAGAAACAAGAAATCTTCTATTGACAAATATGAAGAATACATTACTTGAAAAATATTCAAATTTGTTAAATGTAAAAGATGAACGTTCATTTGAACAAATTCAGAATTCAGAATTAATTGGAGAAAAACAATTAGGTATTATTAAATCTGAAAGATTGTTAATGCAATTTTTGACATTCATCTATGATAAACATGGCAGAGTTGCTGGAGCCAGAAAAGATGACCTTGTATTGTCTTATGGTCATACATTGTGGGCTTTTATGAAATTAAAAGACCTTTTAAGAACAGACATTAAAGAAGCATTTAATAGTTTGTATGGCAATGTTGAATCTCAAAAAATTCAGGAACAAACAACCCATCTTCTTAAAAAGTATAGTGGAATTGATAAAAAATACAATCTGTCAGACGAAGAACTTGAGGAAATTCTACAAATTGATTCTAGATCACGAGAGAAAAATGAAGTTAATAGTAGTCCACAAATAGATGGTGAAAGAAAACAAATGACCGCACAATCATTGAAATCAATATGGGGTATTAAAGATTAGGGGGATTTATAAATGAAAAAGTTTACTGTTGTGAATGGATTTTCACATAATGGTTTGGAATATAAAGCTGGGGAGATTTTTGTTCAGAGTGAAAAGAATCTTTCTGATTATGACATTCAATTTTTATTGGAATATAGAAAGATTACTGTATTTACTCATTCAGAAAAGCCAGTTGAAAAACCTGCTCCTGAAGTAGTGAAAGAACCAGTTCAAGAAGTTGAAAAAGAACCAGTGCAAGAAGAAGAAAAAGAAGAAAAAAAAGAACCTGTGAGGAAGCCAAGAAAACCTCGTAAGTCAGAATAATAAAGGATGATTTAGAATGGGAATTTTTAATAAACTCCCAAATATCCAATTGGATGATTCCGATTTTGAAGAATTAAAAATTAGGGTCTTATCTGAATTTGGATATCCAAGTGTATCAGTTGAAATTACTGAAAACAACCTTGTTATGGCGATTAAAAAAGCTGTTGATGTTTTGAATATTTATGCACCAAGAATTGTTTATCCAAGATTCCAAATTTTCCCAATGAAATCTGATTATGAATTGGCCGATTATCCAAAGATTAACAGTGTTATTGATATTTATTTGGATATTAATTATTTAATTGGTATGGGAATTCCATGGGAAGTTTTAATGAGGCAACCATTATCACTTGCTGCTAAATCCGATATATCTGTTATGACGGATTACATTACAAATTTTCTTCAATATGATACTGTGAATAAAGCATTTGGATTGGATTTAGCAAAAGAATTAATTGAACCTAATATTGTAAGAATTACACCAACTCCAATGTATCAAGGATTGGTAGCAGCTAAATTAGCAGTGCCACACACAGAAGATTTATCTTCATTAAATTCTTATGAAATAAATTGGTTTATTCAATTTGTTCAGTGTAAAGTTGCTAAAATGTTAGCCAGAATCCGTGGAAAGTTTAGTGG